CTCCCTTATATAGAAAGAGAGGTATATATGGCTAATTCATTACTTAATATTAAACCGCACCAGGTTAGTAGAGATCTTCGCGGTTATTCAGTTTTCTTTTATGGAGAACCTAAAAGTGGAAAAACTACAATAGCAAGTCAATTCCCTGGAGCTTTACTTCTCGCTTTTGAAAAAGGTTATAACGCTTTACCTGGAGTTTATGCAAAACCGCTTAATTCTTGGTCAGAATTTAAGAAAACCCTTTCTGAATTAAAAGATCCAGAAGTTAAAGAATTGTTCCAGACAGTGGTTATTGATACTGCTGATATTGCATATCAGTATTGCGAACAATACATATGCAATAGGGAAAGTACTGCAACTCAAACTTATGAGGCTATTGGAGATATTCCTTATGGAAAAGGATATAAATTAACACAAGCTGAATTTGATACAGCAATTCGTAGAATCCTTCAAATGGATTATGGTCTTGTTCTTATCAGCCACTCAATTGATAAAGTTATCAAAACAGAGAATGGCGATGAAGTAACTCGTATCATTCCTACATTAGATGCTCGTGGAAAATTAGTTTGTGAAAGAACTTGCGACATTATTGGATATGCTCGTTCTGTAGATACAGAAGATGGCGAAAAAACCATGTTATTTATGAGAAATACTCCAAGATATGATGCTGGTTCAAGATTTAAATATACACCAGATTATATAGAGTTTACATATGAAAATCTGGTAAATGCAATTGCTGATGCAATTGATAAAGAAGCTGCGGCCAAGGGTAATAAATTTGTTACTGAAGAATCTGTTAATAAACAAGAACTTTATGCAGATGCTAAAGAATATGATTTCCCCGCTCTTATGAAAGAATTCCAAGATATTGTTGGCGATCTAATGACGAAGGATCAGAGTGTTGCTCCTAAAATTACGAAGATTGTTGAGACTCATCTTGGTAAGGGAAAGAAAGTTAGTGATTGTACTCCCGAACAAGCAGCTCAATTAGATTTAATAGTTTTTGATCTCAAAAAACTTTAATCGTATAGACTCATTCAAGTCAAGCCTACATGCATAGTAGACTTGACTTGATTTTTTTATTATTTTATGATATAATATAATAAGAAAGAAAGGAGTTAATATGGCTCATATTGTAACTTGTGTCTATTGCAAAAAACGTTTTGATCGAGATAAATTGCCTTTTGTCCAAGTTTCACCGAAACGTTATGCTCATCAAGAATGTGCCGATGAAGAAAGTAAACGGGCATTTAAAGAAGAGGCTGATAAAATTGCTTTAGAGAATTATATCATAAAATTATTAAAAGTAGAATATGTTACACCAAGAATAAGAAAACAATTAAATACATATGTTGAACAATATGGGTATACATACTCTGGAATGCATAAAGCATTGATTTATTTTTATGAAGTTAAAGGTAATTCTACTGATAAAGCAAATGGTGGAGTTGGTATTATCCCATATGTTTATCAAGACGCGTATAATTATTATTATTCACTTTGGGAAGCAAATCAAGCTAACCAAGATAAACATATAGAAAATTATATTCCAACAGAGGAAGTGGTAACCATTCCAGTTCCGCAAAGAAAATTAAAAAAGAGAAAGTTATTTTCTTTTTTAGATGAGGAGGAGGAATAATTAGTGGCAAGTAAATATTATGATATTACAGCAGTTATGCAAGTAATTGGCTGTGTTTTTAATAACCCTTCACTTTTGGATTATACAGATAAATACACAATTACCGATGAAGATTTTGCGAATGAGTTTCATAGAGTAATGTTTGGTGCTATTTATAAAATTCATGAATTAGGTGCAAAGGTTATTTCTTTAGAAACTTTAGCTGATTTCTTCTCTTCTCGACCAAAAAGTGGGGCAATTTATAAAAAAGAAAATGGCGAACAGTGGATTTTAAAGGTTGCAGATTCCGCAAGTCAAAATACATTTGATTTTTATTATAATCGTCTTAAAAAGATGACTCTTTTAAGAGCTTATGATAATTATGGAATTGATGTAAGTGATATTTATGATCCAGATAATATTTTAGATACAAAAAAGAAACAACTTCAAGAAGATATTTTAGATAATTCTACTCTTGAAGATTTAGCTAATCAGGTTGATAGAAAAATTGACGAGATTAGGTTGAAATATGTTGATGATGCTTTTGGAGAAGCATCACAAGCTGGAGAAGGAATCGACGCACTTATTGATAAATTTAAAGAGCATCCAGAAGTAGGAGTTCCACTTTATGGACCGCTTGTAAATACAGTTACTCGTGGTGCAAGATTAAAGAAGTTTTATTTGCGGTCCGCGGCTACTGGTGTCGGAAAGACCAGGTCCATGATCGCAGATGCATGTTATATAGCTTGCAATAAAATCTACGATGAATCTTTTGGTTGGATTACGAATGGAACAAGTGAACCAACTTTATATATAACAACTGAGCAAGAATTAGATGAAATTCAAACAATGATGTTAGCTTTTCTATCTAATGTTGATGAAGATCATATACTTAACGGTCGGTATGATGGGGACGAAGAAGATCGCGTACGCGAGGCCGCAGTAATCCTCAAAAATAGTCCTTTATATATTGAAGAACTTCCAGACTTTTCACTTAAAGATGTTGAAGATAGAATTAAGAAAAATCTTCGTGAACATGATGTAAAGTATGTATTCCATGATTATATTCATACCAGTTTAAAGATTCTTGAAGAAATCACCCGTAAGAGTGGTGGAGTAAAATTAAGGGAAGATAATATCCTTTTTATGCTTTCTAATAAATTAAAAGATATTTGTAATACATATGGTGTATTTATTATGTCAGCAACCCAGTTAAATGGTGATTATCAGGAAGCAAAAACTCCAGATCAAAATTTACTTCGAGGAGCAAAAGCAATCGCAGATAAGATTGACTATGGTTCAATTCTTTTAAATGTAAAAGAAGAAGATTTAGAAGCTCTTGAAACAATTTTGGCTTCAAATTTATTTGATAAACCTACTATTAAAATGTCAGTTTATAAGAATCGACGTGGTAGATATAAAGGAGTTATTTTGTGGTGTAAAGCTGATTTAGGAACTTGTAGAATTCAACCAATGTTTTGCACTACTTATGGATATGAAATTATTCAAATGAATGATATTAAGATTATCGTTGAAGAAGAAAGTGCTTTTTAATGATTAATTATAATAAACAAGAAATTCGTGACCAATTAGAATTAGAACACATATTTGAATTACTTCAAGAGTGGGGCGGAGAACCGGAGTATACAAACTTCGGTATTCTCTCTGCGACCATTTGTCATAATGAGCCAGGAGTTGGAAGTAGAAAACTTTATTACTACTCCAATTCTGGTTTATTTAGATGTTATACTGGATGTGATTCATATTTTGATATTTTTGAGTTAACTAGTAAAGTTAGAAAGATTCAATATAGTGAAGATTTTGACTTAAATGATTCAGTCAGATGGGTCGCTCAAAGATTCGGTATCTCAGGATCTGTTGAAAATGATGATAAAGATTCTGAATTAGAAGATTGGAAGAAACTTGCAAGTTATGATCGAATCAAAGAAGTAGTTCTTAAAGAGACTCCTGAGATTGTTTTAAAAGAATATGATAAAAGTATATTAGAGAAATTTAATTATAAAGTAAAACTAACTCCTTGGTTAAACGAAGGGATTTCTCAAGAAGTTTTAGATGAAATGCAAATTGGTTTTTATCCAGGAGGAGATCAGATAACGATTCCTCATTTTGATAAAGATGGGCGTTTTATTGGTTTGCGAGGAAGGACATTAATCCAGGAGGAAGGAGAACGATATGGTAAATATCGTCCTTTAAAGATTTGCGGGCAAGGGTATAATCATCCTTTAGGCATGAATCTGTATAACTATAATCGGAGTAAAGAGAATATCCGAGCGATGGGTAAAGCAATCGTGTTTGAGGGTGAAAAATCTTGTTTAAAATATAAAACATATTTTGGAAGTGAAAATGATATTTCTGTCGCATGTTGTGGCAGTAGTGTGTCAGGATATCAAATGCATTTACTAGAGCAGGCTGGAGCAAAAGAAATTATTATTGCATTTGATAGACAATTCCAAGAAATAGGAGATAAGGAATATAAGCATTTAACTACTAATTTATTAAGGTTAAGTAAAAAATACAAGAATGAAATTGTAATATCATGTATATTTGATAAAAATATGATTACGGGATATAAAGATAGTCCCATTGATGATGGAAAAGAAAAGTTTTTAAGATTATTTAAAGAAAGGATCGTCTTATGATATCTAAAGCTGAAGTTATGGAAGCATTAGAATTTTTATGTGATTTTAGTGATTCAGAAGAATATCAAACTAATTTATGTACTGTAGCTACTTATATTGGAAATTTAGGAGATATTATTAACAGATATAATGTTATTTTTGATGATATTGAAACATTTACTAGAATGCTTGCTCATAAGATGAGTAAAGAGGAAGAATAGATGAACTACCAATTAATTACACCATTGCTCCCACTAAAAGATGAGTACACAGTGGTTGAACGGGTGTTTGCGGCCAGGGGTATCGATCCGCAGAATGTTCAGCATTACTTGCACACTTCTGTCGACGACATTCCGGACCCTAAAACTATAGCAAGAATTGAAGAAGGTGTCAAGATGTTAATCTCGCATATTGCGAATGAAGATAAAATCTTTATTCAAGTCGATAGCGATTGCGATGGTTATACATCGGCGGCACTTTTAATCAACTATATAAATGCTTTATTTCC